GTGGTGGATTATCTGGCTAGGGCGATGCGTAAACGAGGCAAGGCGTGAGGTACAAAGCGAGACGGGATGCGAACGATGGCCTTATTGGCCGGGCGCTACACGCGGCAGGGTTTACCGTCCTCGATTACGCCTCAAACGGCGGCGTACCAGATCGTCTCGTCGTACGGAATCTGCCAGACGGAACACCGTGGGTGTGCTGGGTCGAAATCAAAGTCGAAAAGGGAAAGCTACGCCCAAACCAAGAAAGGTTCCGACAAGTGTTTGAGCCTCGCGGTGAGTTCTACGTTGCGCGTGACCCCGAGGAAACGGTGCGAGAACTCATGGATCGGTACATTTCTGCCATAAAACCCGAGCAGTTGCGGTAAAATACCGTAGGTAGTACCCTCGCCCACATACCGCAAAATGGGTTAGACATGAAGCACCAACAGGCCGGAATTTTCGTTTCTGCGTTGCTCCACAGCAGCACCGCCGCCCATTTTCTGCACTTGTCCACCAAGTCCTACGCCGAACATAAAGCACTTGGCCATTATTACGAGGACATCCTAGACCTCGCCGACAAGTGGGCAGAGGCATACCAAGGCCACCACGGTCTAATCCCGCTGACCGCTTACCTTGACGATTTCAAGGTGCAAAAGGACGCCAAGGCGTACGTTCGCGGGATGTTGGCCTTCGCCAAGAGTATGCGCGACGAGCTACCGGGCGACCCCGACTTGCAGAATATCCACGACGAGATCGTGGGCCTGATCGCCGCCACGCTCTACAAGCTGGAAAATTTAAGCTGACATGGCCGCCAACCGTGACCGTCTCGCGGCTGTGCTGGCGTATCAAGCGGAAAAGCGCCGACGCCTAGCCGAATACGTCCCGACCATCGATCAGACGGAACCCGTCAGGCCGTCGAACGCAGGACTCGGCACCAACCTTGAGAATTTGTCCTCGGGTATCGGTCAGGGCATCGTCAACCAGTTGGAAGGCGTTAAGTCGCTGGTGACTGACCCCGTAGGCACGGCCAAAGCCGCATATGAGGGCGTTAAAGGCGTTGTGCGTAACCCTGCCGTACTAGCGGAGGCTCTGCGTCAGACCGGCCAGAAAGCAATGAGCGGCCCGTTAGGTGCAGGCGAAGTGCTAGGTGAATTCTTAACGCCAAGCGTTAAAGGCGTGGGCAAGCGCGACATTTTCATAGGCGAAAACGCTAGGACATGGGACGCTGCTGCCGCGAAACGCGCCGAGGAAATGGAAGCATCTGGAATCGACCCAGAAACGATTTGGCGCGAAACAGGAACATTCCGAGCGCCTGACAACAGATTGCGGCAAGAAATCAGCGATGTTGGCGCACGGTTAGCACAAGAATCGGAAGCAGGATTGCCCGCAAATGTGGCTTTTGAGCATCCCGGTGGGTTATACGAGGCTTATCCCGAAATCGGTCAGCGAACCATTATTCGCACAAAACAAGCGTTAGAAGGTGGCGCGACTGGCGCGTATAACCGAAACACTCAATCGGTGAGTTTTGGTGAATTAGCCCCGCAATCACCGGATGAACTGACCTCAATCGGATTGCATGAACTTCAACACGCCGTACAGCATAGAGAAGATTTTGGCCGAGGCGGTATGCCAGAACTTGCGCGTCGGTTTTTGCAAGAAGATATGCAACGCCGATATGCGCCATATGCAAGTGATTTGGGGCAAAGAAGCCGAGCAAGCGCGTTAAGTGGTGACGCTTATCGGGCGCAGTACGCACAACATTTAGAAAATTTGCAGCGTAAAGACAACATTAAACCGCGTCAGCTAACGAGAATGTCAGATTGGTATAAATACGGGTCTGAAATCTCACGACAAATGGCAGAGGATGGTTATGGTTGGCAGATGCCAGCCAAGGCGGGGGCAAACCGTGATTTCTGGATTAGAGGCGCGGTACGCCGTATGCAGCGCATGATTGAAGCAGATCGTCCAGAAATGCGAAATGCAGCGGAAGTTATGCCGCCCGAAGAAGCTAAGAAAATTCTTCGCAAAACCGATAAGGTGTTTAGAAAGACACAAGAAAGCGCAATCTCGGCTAATAAGATAGACGACGTAAAGCGCACTTTAGAGGCAAAATCTGATTACGAACTGTATCGCCGTTTAGGAGGCGAAGCAGAAGCGCGACTGACGGAACAGCGAATGAAGTTGACCCCACAACAACGCCGGGAAACATTCCCGCAATACGACGTACCGTTAAACGAAATCATCATTACCCGTCGGTAGTAGTATCTTTCAAATTGTTGTGTTAAAACAACGACATGGCTGCACGGAAAATACATACGACGCTACGAGATGAGTGGAGGCAGAAGATCAAAGCCTCTATGCTCATCAATCGACTGCAAGACCATGCGTTTGGGGATGTGGAAATGACACCAACGCAACTGAAAGCAGCCGAGATACTGCTTAAGAAGGTCGCACCTGACCTTGCTCGCACCGAAATGACGGGAGAGGACGGCGCACCACAGGAACTGGTTATCCGCTGGAAGGAGCCGACCTAGTGGAGATTGAAATGCCTTACCAACCCCGTAAGGCGTTTATGCCGTTCCACAACCGCACGAAGCGCTGGGCCTGCATCGTGGCTCACCGCCGCGCAGGAAAGACGGTGGCAGCTGTCAACGACATCATCCGAGCAGGGATAACGTACCAAGGGCCAAACGGGCTATTTGGCTACGTTGCCCCCTACATGAACCAAGCCCGACGCATTGCTTGGGACTACTTTAAGTATTACGCCGCACCGATCACCAAGGAAGCCAACGAAAGCCAGATGACCCTGACGCTGGTCAACGGCGTCAAGATCAGCTTGTTCGGTGCCGATAACGCCGACGCCATGCGTGGCCTTGGCTTCTCGGGCATCTACCTTGACGAGTACGGCGACTTTAAGCCGAGCGTGTTTGGGAACGTTATTCGACCTGCCTTGTCAGACAAGCAAGGTTGGGCGGTCTTTGCCGGTACACCGAAAGGCAAAAACCAGTTTTGGGAAGTGTTTGATACCGCCACTCGCATACCCACCGAGTGGTTCCTGCTGCGTCTTCCCGCCTCCACAAGCGGGCTTCTCCCGGCGTCTGAGTTAAACGCCGCCAAGGCGCAATTGTCTGAGGATCAGTACTTGCAGGAGTACGAGTGCAGCTTTGAGGCTGCCATCCTCGGAGCTTTTTACGGCACGGAGATGCGCCAAGCGCAAGACCAAGGCCGTATCCGCAACCTTCCCTACGATCCCAACCTCCCCGTTTATACGGCATGGGACTTGGGTTACCGCGACGACACCGCTATTTGGTTCTACCAAGTGCTGCGTGGCGAGGTGCGCGTCATCGACTTCTTTGCCGTCTCGGGCGCTGACATCCATTACATTGCCGAGGTGGTAACCCGCAAACCCTACGAATACGCCAAGCACTACTTACCGCATGACGCTCGTGCCAAGAGCTTGCAGACGGGTCGCAGCGTGTTGGAGCAGTTAGCCGCGCATCTCGACATCAAGAAGCTGGCGGTTGTCCCTGACATTGGCTTGCAGTCGGGCATACAGGCTGTGCGTATGCTGCTGCCGCGTGTGTACTTTGACGCCGAGAAGTGCCACGACGGCATTGAGGCGCTGCGCCAGTATCAACGTGAGTACGACGAGGACAAGAAGGCGTTTAGGCAGTCCCCGCGCCATGATTGGACGAGCCACCCTAGTGACGCCTTTCGTATGCTTGCGGTATCATGGCAGGAGCAATCTGACAAGTCCCCGGCTACAGCGGAGCCGAAGCCGCTTATAGTCGGCCCTGAAAACACAGTCACACTTAACGATATGTGGGCTGTGCATGACCGCACTACGAGCAAGAGGATACGGATATGAGTTTGTCGGTTACACAGTCCCAGAACTACAAGAACCTGACCGCGACAGGAACCGTATTCACGGCACCGATACGGTCGTTAATACGTTCACCCCGTCGGGTGCGACGTTCTACACGATCCCCGCCCGCGTTAATACGAGCCTCGTTGTGACGATTGGCGGCACGGTTGACTGCACGGTGTTCTGGACGCCATGAGCCGCAAAGCCGGACTCTACGCAAACATCCTTGCCAAGCGTGAGCGCATAGCCGCCGGTTCTGGCGAACGTATGCGTAAGCCGGGTGAGGAAGGCGCACCGACCGCCAAAGCGTTTCGAGAGAGCGCCAAGACGGCCAAGCGCGAGAACAAGCGATGAGCGCAGCGTGGCAGCGGAAAGAGGGTAAAAATGAGAAAGGCGGTCTGAACGCCAAGGGTCGTGCCAGCTACAAGGCCGAAACGGGTGGCACCCTCAAGCCGCCGGTCAAGAAAGGCGACAATCCGCGCCGCGCATCGTTTTTAGCCCGTATGGGCAACATGGCTGGCCCGATGGAAAAGAACGGGAAGCCGACCCGCCTTGCGCTTGCCCTCCGTGCATGGGGAGCCAGCAGTAAGGAAGATGCCCGCGCCAAGGCGAAGGCCATTAGCAGCAGGAACAAAGGTAAGGACTAATGGAAAACATCGTCAGCCCCGAGGTCGATAAGTACCTCCGCGTTATTGGCGCTTATGACAACGAGTTCGCCAAGTGGACGGCTCGCACCAAGAAGATCATTAAGCGCTATCGGGACGACACCCGAGGCCAAACGGGCAACGAGTCGGCCAAATTCAACATCCTATGGTCAAACGTCCAAACGTTGATCCCGGCTGTTTACGCCAAACTACCGAAGGCTGACATTACCCGCCGCTTTGGCGATAACGACCAAGTAGGCCGCGTGGCATCGCAAATCCTAGAGCGAGCCATCGACTTCGAGATTGAGCATTACCCCGACTTCCGCTCAACCATGAAGTACGCCGTTGAGGATCGGTTTCTCGGTGGGCGTGGCACAGCATGGGTGCGTTATGAGCCGCACGTTCGCCCGCAAGGTATTGAGGACGATGGCCTACAGGTGACCGAGGACGTAGAGGCAGGCGAGCTTGCCGAAGTCCCTGAGGAAATCGAATACGAACGCGCCCCGGTGGATTACGTCCATTGGCGTGATTTCGGCCACTCACAGGCCCGCACATGGGAGGAAGTGAGTCAGGTATGGCGCTGGGTCTACATGACCCGTGAGGCCCTCGTAGAGCGTTTTGGCGAGGAAATGGCGCGGAAGATACCGCTTGACCAAGGCCCTGAGCCGCTCAACGCCTACAACGAGAGCAAGAAAGCCTACAACCGTGCAAAGATTTGTGAACTTTGGGACAAGGAGACGCTCAAGGTTTACTGGCTCTGCAAGGGTATGCCGCAGATCATTGACGTTCGTGATGATCCGCTTGGCCTTGAAGGATTTTTCCCCTGCCCGAAGCCGCTTTACTCAACGACGACTAGCGACACGCTCGTACCCGTCCCCGATTTTGTCCTCTACCAAGACCAAGCGATGGAGTTGGACATCCTGTCTGACCGCATTGACGGCTTGGTTAAGGCTTTGCGCGTCCGTGGCGTATACGACGCAAGCCAACCGGCCTTGCAACGCCTCCTGACCGAAGGTGACAACAATGCTCTCATTCCAGTTGATAAGTGGATGGCTTTCAGCGAAAAGGGAGGACTTAAAGGTTCGATTGACCTCCTCCCGCTGGATCAAATCGCTCAAACTCTGCTCAACTGCTACCAAGCCCGAGCAGACATCAAAGGCCAAATCTACGAAATCACCGGCATCTCGGACATCATCAGGGGTCAGAGCGCCGCATCTGAGACGGCGACGGCGCAGCAAATCAAAGGACAGTACGCGGGACTAAGATTGCGTTCGATGCAAGAGGACGTCGCCCTATTTGCGTCAGAGTTGATTCGGCTCAAGGCGCAGGTCATGTGCGCCAAGTTCCAGCCGCAAACCATCCTTT